GGTAGCGATTATTGTTCATATTTAAATTATGCAAACAAAAAACCTACATTTCTTAAAGCTAGAACATATATAGAAATTATAAAAGAGGAAGGTTCCAATGTTTGACACAATCGAAATTGAGATAGATATTGAGAATGGCCCACAAGCAGGCGAATATCAAACCAAAGATTTGGAATGTGTTATGGATAATTATATAATTGAAAACAAGAAGCTTTTTAGAAAAGCCTATAAGTTCAACAAAATACAGCCAGAGAACAAGAAGTATATGTGGCATATGTTTAGTAGAGAATTTGTTGGATTAGTAGATACTGAATTTCACGGATGGATCGAACTATACGGCGCATACGATACTTGGAGAATTAAGTTTACTGATGGTGAACTGATGGAGTGTAAGTTGATGGAAAACTTTGAACCAGAAAAAGAAAATCAAGAGTTAGAAGAAGAATATGCAGGACATATAGGTATTCCAGACCATTATTTCGATAATAATGAACGAGAAGTAGAGTTTGACGAAGACGACTATGAAGGTTAATAGTATATAGGAGTAAACCGAATGACTATCCCTTTCGTTGGCCTGCACGCACATTCTGTTGCAGGTTCTATTTTTGATGCCCTTGGCTTTCCACAGGAGCATATGGATTTTGCGTATAGCAACGGTTCTGATGCGCTTGCATTAACTGACCACGGTAATATGAATGGTCTTTCGTATCAAGTTCTTCACGCAAAGAAGATGAAGAAGGAAGGTAAGAACTTCAAGCCAATCTTTGGTGTTGAAGCTTATTTTATTCCCTCTCTTGATGAATGGCGTTCTGAGTTTGCCCGAATCAAGGTAGAAGCAGAAGAGAACGTAAAGAAGAAGAGCGAGATTGATGAAAGCATTTCCGGTGCTACCGTAGAGGACGAAGCAGCGACCAAGAAGGAAAATAAGTCTATTCTCAATCGCCGTCGTCACCTTGTTCTACTTGCACAGAATCAGAAGGGTCTAAACAATATCTTCAAGATTATTTCTGAGTCCTACAAGACTGAGAACTTCTATCGTTATCCTCGTATTGATTACGCTCTTCTTGAACAGTATAACGAGGGTATTATTGCCCTTTCTGCTTGTCTTGGCGGTGTATATGCTGGTTGTTATTGGGAAAACCGTGAGAAGGGTGATGATGCCATTCTTGCTTCTTTCCGCGAAACCACAAAGCGTATGGTCAGCATCTTTGGTGATCGTTGGTACGGTGAGCTTCAATGGAATGATGTTCCAGAGCAGCACGAACTAAATCGTTATATTATTCGTATGCACGAAGAGTTTGGTATCAAGCTTGTTTCTACTGCTGATAGCCACTATCCTAATCCAAATGCTTGGAAGGACCGTGAGCTTTACAAGCGTCTTGGCTGGCTTGGTAAGGGTCGTCCCGATTGGGCAGAGGGTCAAAGCCAACTTCCTGCTGGTGTAGACGAGATTGGATACGAGTTGTATCCAAAAAACGGTGAGCAGATGTGGGAAGCATACAAGAAGTATGCTGTTGGTGAATATAACGACGATCTTGTAATGGAGTCTATCACAAATACTTACAAGATTGCACACGAACGTATCGAGTCGTTTATGCCCGATACTACCGTTCGTCTACCAGACTTCGTTGTTCCTGCTGGTTTTACTGCCGATGAAGCTTTGCGTCACTTTTCAGTCGAAGGTCTGCGAGGTCTTGGATTGATCGACAATAAGGAATATACAGATAGACTTGATTATGAACTTGATGTAATCAAGAATCAGAACTTTTCTAAATACTTCCTTACAATGAAGGCAATCTCTGACAAGGCTCTATCTGTCCAGCTTACTGGTCCCGGTCGCGGTTCTGCTGCTGGTTCTCTTGTTACTTATTCTCTTGGTATTACGCAGGTAGACCCAATCAAGCACGGTCTACTCTTTGAGCGTTTTATGACCAAGAATCAAGACGGTTTTCCAGATATCGATTATGACGTATCTGACCCAATGGTACTTAAGGAGCAACTTATCAGCGAATGGGGCGATACAACCGTAGTTCCTATTTCTAACTGGAATACTCTACAGCTTAAGTCTCTTGTCAAGGATATCAGCAAGTTCTACGATATTCCCTTTAAGGAAGTCAATGAAGTAACTAGCAAGATGATGAGCGAAGCAACTCCGCTTGCAAAGAAGGCTCACGGTATCAAGGCTGGTGTTTATGTTCCAACCTTTGAGGAAGTCAAGGAATATTCCAAGTCTCTACAAGACTTTCTTGTGAAGTATCCACACATTGCTACTCACATCGATGTTCTATACGGACAGATTCGTTCTTGTTCTCGTCACGCTGGCGGTGTTGTAGTTGGTGAGAATCTAGACCAGTATATGCCTCTGATTAACTCTGATGGTGTTCGCCAAACACCTTGGTCAGAAGGTCAGAACGTCCGTCACTTGGAGCCAATGGGTTTCATTAAGTTTGATATCCTTGGTATCGCAACTCTAAAGATGATTGAGACTGCAATCCGTCACGTTCTAAAGCGTCACCACAATAATCCAAATCCAACATTTGATGATGTTCGTAAGTTCTACGAGGAGAACCTTCATCCAGAAAAGATGAATCTATCTGACAAGAAGGTATACGAAAACATCTTTCACGATGGAAAGTGGGCTGGTATTTTCCAGTTTACTGAGCGTGGAGCGCAGGACTTTTGTAAGCGTGTAAAACCAAACAATATCATTGATCTTTCTGCTATTACATCTATTTATCGTCCCGGTCCTCTATCAGCAAATGTTGATGCACAGTTTGCAGAAGCAAAGGAAAATCCAAGTAACGTCAAGTATATGCACCCTCTTGTCAAGGAGGTTACAAAGGAGACTTACGGATTCCTTATCTTCCAAGAGCAGATTGCACTTCTTGCTCACAAGCTTGGAAAGAATGTTTCTCTTGATGAAGGAAACAAGCTACGCAAGCTTCTAACCAAGAAGGGAACTGGAAAGGGCTTTGAGGAAAAGGACAAGATCTATGAAAAGTTTGTTGCTGGCTGTGTCGAAAAGAAGATTAATGAAAAGGCTGCGAAGCAACTTTGGGAAACTTTCGAATACTTCTCTGGTTACGGTTTCAATAAGTCTCACGCAGTTTGCTATTCTATCTTGTCATATCAGTGTGCTTGGCTTGCCACTTACTTTGAAACAGAATGGCTATGTGCCTTTTTGGAGAAAGAGTCAGAGCAAGATCAAAACAAAGACAACAAGATCAACAGAAAGGAAAAGGCAATCAATCTGATCAAGTCATTTGGCTATTCTATCTCAACACTTGATGTAAATAAGTCTGGAACAACTTGGGAAATCTCTGCTGATGGTCAAGAGTTCATTCAGCCACTTACTTGTATCAAGGGTCTTGGTGAAGCAGCGATGGAGCAGATTATGAACAATCGTCCATTCAAGAGTGCAGAAGAGTTACTGTTTACAGAATCAGTTTCATACAGCAAACTCAACAAGAAAGCACTTGATGTTCTTATTCGTGCCGGTGCTTGTGATAGCTTGATTGATAGCCGCTTTACAGGTGCCAAGCACTTCTGGTCTGCGGTAGCTGTTGATCGTCCAAAGAACAAAAAGAAGCTACTAGAGAATATCGAGTTGTATAAGCCAGAGGGTGATTTCTCTGATGAAGAAAAGATTGAATACCTAACCGATCTAACAGGTGAATATCCAGTATCAATGGTTCTTCCACCAGAGGTAGCAAGACGCTTTGAAGAGAAGTATATTCCACCAATCGGAGAATATGACGAAGAGCTTGGCGTTACTTGGTTTATTGTTCGTAACGTAATCAACAAGAGAACTGCTAATGGAAAAGATTATCTTGTTCTTGAAGTTATTGACGATACGAATAAACTAACGCAACTTCGCTGTTGGGGAATAAAGCCAAATGAGAAGGTTCACAAGAATCGTGTTTATATGGCAAAGCCTCAATATGATGCTGCTTGGGGATTTTCTGTTAGAAACCTTACAGCACAGCTAAAATTGGTGGCATAAATAAAAACATACTATTTATTTATGTTAAGGAGTTTAAATATTATGAGACTAACAGAATCCTACTTGCGTTCTATAATCAAGCAAGAGTTGAGAAACGCTCTTTCAGAAGCACCAATGGACCCATCAACGCTTGCAGCAAGAAAAACTAATGCTGCGTGGCGTGCAAGAAAAGCAGAACAACAAAAGATCATCGATCAATATGCTGCCGAAGATGCCGCCGTCGCCGCCCGCCAACGTGCAGGAAATTATACAGTTCAAGATCCCGGCTCTGGTGAAATGCGTCGCTACAAACTTGGTGCCCACCTCTTTAGACTAGTTGATCTAGCAGCACAAACCTATCCAAAACTTATGGCATTTGCCGAACAATCAGACCCAGATTTTATGGATAAATTTGAGCAAAATCTAGCAAGAATACAAGACAATGCTTCGTGGAGTGGTGGTTCTGTACCAGCAGACGAGCATATAATCAGAGCAATCGAAGCTTCTCTAGGCTAAAATTTAAACTACTTGACTAACAAGACCTCCAATGGTATATTGTCTATACCTTGGAGGTTTTCCCTTGTCTACCAACTACGGCTATCCGTGTATTAATATGACTCTCTCCGACGTTCCTGCAAAGCGTCGTGTCACAACAAATCGGACAATGATTAGGAAAACATTTGATCAAAAAGGTATTTCATATGCTGGACAACTTGCTGAACAGAATGTTGTGGATCTTTACAAGATTCTACAATGGAATACAGCAAACGGCATTAGGTTCTACCGTATGTCCTCCGATATGTTTCCTTGGGCATCCGAATACGGTATCGCTAATCTCCCGAACATTGAGCGTATTTCAGATTTGCTTCGTAAGTGTGGTGAATACGCTACCGCAACCAATCAGCGACTTACTTTTCATCCCGGCCCATTTAACAAGCTCACATCATCTAATCCCAATGTAACAAAGAATACAATCAAGGATTTGAATGTTCACGCGGATATTCTAGATCTTATGGGTCTTTCTCGTACTCATTACAACAAGATTAATATTCACGTTGGAGCAACATACAAGAACAAACCAATGGCTATTGAACAGTTCTTGCGTAACTTCGATACACTAGAAGAAAAGGTTCGTTCACGTTTTACACTAGAGAATGACGACAAGCCTTCACTATATAACACAGAGGAACTATACAACAATGTTTTCAAGCACACTGGTATTCCTATTGTTTTTGATTATCATCACCACTCACTGAATAATGGCGGTATGTCGCACAAAGACGCACTAGCAATCGCTGTTTCTACTTGGGGAGATATCAAGCCTGTTGTTCACTACTCAGAATCACGTTGCGAAGAGCAAAAGGTAAAGTGTCCACCACAAGCACATTCAGACTATGTTTACAACTATATTGATACATTTGGACACGATGTAGATATAATGATTGAGGCAAAGATGAAAGAGCTTGCACTTTTCAAGTATGTTGATTTGCATTGCGGTAAGGCAGCTGTATGACAACTAGGCGAACATTGTCTCAAAGTTCAAATCACCACCTTTATCAAGAGGTTGATGATTATTCTCACGTTTATATGAAAATTGAGAAGTTTGCTTTCAAAGCATCTAATGATGGTGTAATGGTTCAAATACCAATCAAGATCTGGAGACAGATGATTAAAGATTGGGAACAATCTGCTTGGACTGTTTATGACGACAACAAGAACAAATCAGATGATTGGCTTGACTCTATTAATAAACAAGAGACACCAAAAGAAGTTGTTGTCAAACCAGTAAAGAGAAGTTATAATAACCTGTCGTCAAGTGACGAGACTATTATTTTTGAGAGGAAGAAATGAGTTGGGATCGCCTTAATCTAAAAGTTATGAAAATGCAAGGCTTTATCGATTTCAAGGATAGAGCAGAAGGCAATGCTGGATGGGACTTATACGCAACAGAAGAGGGAGTTATTGCTCCCGGTGAACGCGAAGCTGTTCCCGTAGGAATCGCCACATCATTCAGTCCAGAATATTATATGCGTGTTGCTCCTCGTTCTGGACTTGCTTTTAAAAATGGTGTTGATGTTTTAGCTGGCGTTATTGATTCTAGTTATCGTGGGGAATGGAAGGTTATTCTTCACAACACTTCAAAGGTTCATTTTCATTTTGAGATTGGTGATAGAATCGCACAAGCTATTCCCGAAAAGATTGCTACAGAATCATTCAAGTTTGTTGATAGCCTAACAGAAACTGAGCGTGGTGCTGGCGGTTTTGGGAGCACAGGACGATGAACAAACAATCTCAGCAAGTCGTATTTTCGTCAGCTAAAGACGAGTGGGCAACCGCACAAGACTTCTTTGACGGGCTAAATGCTCGTTATAACTTTACTCTTGATCCTTGTGCAGATGCAAGCAATACTAAATGCCCTTTATATTTCACAGAAGCACAAGATGGTCTATCCCAAGATTGGGGAGGTCATAGAGTATTTTGTAACCCTCCATATTCTAAAGCAAAAGAATGGGTTAAAAAGGGCTATGAAGAATCCAAGAAACTAAATACTACTGTTGTAATGCTTGTAGCGGCAAGAACAGACACTAAGTTCTTTCACGATTATTGTATGAAGGCAGATAAGATCTTTTTTGTTAAAGGTAGACTAAAGTTTGGTGGCTCACAAAACTCTGCCCCCTTCCCTTCTATGGTAGTTGTGTTTAGTAAATGGAAGGGTGGAAAGCTGTTGTCACAAGAGTTTTCTACTTTAAACACAAAAGGTGAAGAGCTATGAGTAGCGCAAGAAAGATTAGAAAAGCACAAAAAGCAATGGCAGAGAAATCTGTATTATTTGGTAAGCTACCAGATCAATGCACAGGTTGTGCTGCCCCTTATGATAAGAAGAATAAAGAACAAGCAACAACGTGGTCTGTTACTGTCTATGCACAATCAGAACGTGTTAGCTTATACTGCCCAGAGTGTTGGGTAAATGTAAAAGCATATTTTGAAGATCAAGCAAAAGGACTAATAGAATGAGAGAAACAACACGACAAGTTATTGTAGGTCAGATAGGCAAAGCATTAGCGAATACTACACCACATAATAGCGACAACACTAAACAGCAAATAGCATCATTAGCTAAAGAGACTGTTGACCATCCATCACACTACAACAAAGGCAAATATGAAGTTATTGATGTAATAGAAGATTGGAGACTTGGCTTTCATCTTGGAAACGTGTTAAAGTATATTGCAAGGGCAGAACACAAGCACAATGCAATTGAAGATTTGAAAAAAGCCGCTTGGTATCTTAATAGATTTATTGAGATACAAGAAAATAAACTGAGAGGTACTAACCGTGATTCGTCCAAGATTATCTAATATTATTGAAATTACATTTTCTAATTTTAAAGATACTGTTATGAACGCAGACAAGCCTGTAGTTATTAAATTCACTACAAGCACTTGTCCACTATGCAAAGGGTTTAAACCAATCTTTGAGAGAGCAGCAGAAGACTATGAGAAGACATTTATCTTTGGTAATGTCAACACAGTTCTTCAAGATAATTTAATGAAGTTCTTTAAAGTTGATGGTGTCCCAGAAGTCTATATTGTTAATCCAAAAGAGGATGAACCAACAAAACGTGCTTATCTCGTTCCTTATCCAACAAAAGGAAATGATCGCTCCGGTTTTCCAGAAGATTATTTCAGAAAGCAACTTGATAAATACATTGAAGAAAAACTGTGAGGTATAAATGTTTCAAAAGACTTTAACATATGATGATGTTCTCCTTGTCCCGCAATATAGCGACATTGTATCTCGCAAGGAAGTGAGTCTTAAATCTTGGCTAGATCAAGATAGAGGACTTTCATTTGAGCTTCCTATAATTGCTTCTCCGATGGATACAATCTCAGAAGTTGGAATGGCTATCCTAATGGCTCGTATGGGTGGCCTTGCTATTGTTCACAGATATAATACAGTAGAGAAACAAGTAGAGATTGCAGAGACAATCTTTGAAAATATATCTTCTGAAAAGGTAGGATTCGCAATAGGAATCACAGGAGACTTTATAGAAAGAGCAAAGCAACTAGTTAGTTTAGGGGCTAGAATCTTATGCGTAGATGTAGCACACGGCGACCACATTCTAATGAAAACAGCACTAGGGGAGTTACGAAATGCTATTGGTGAAACTACGCACATTATGGCAGGGAATGTTGCAACTCTTGAAGGCTTTGATAGGCTGGCTAGTTGGGGTGCTAATTCCATACGTGTTGGTATTGGTGGCGGTAGCATTTGTTCTACTCGCATACAAACAGGGCATGGAGTTCCTAATCTCACTAGTCTTTTAGATTGCGCTAAAACGGAGCACAATGTCGCGATTATTGCAGACGGTGGTATTAAAAATAGTGGAGATATTGTTAAGGCTCTTGGTGCTGGTTCTGATTTTGGAATGGTTGGTTCACTCCTTGCAGGAACAGATGAAACGCCCGGCAAGATTTTTATCACGCCAGAAGGAGAAAAGCGCAAGGTGTATAGAGGTATGGCATCAAAAGACGCGCAAGTTGATTGGCGTGGTAAAGCGTCGTCGCTAGAAGGTATTTCAACTTCTGTCCTATATAAAGGAAGTGCAAAAGAAATCATCGAACAACTAGATAATGGTATTCGCTCTGGTTTCTCTTATTCTGGTTGTAGATCAATAACGGAGTTTTGGGCTAAGGCAAGATTTGTAGAACAATCTCCAGCTTCAATGAGAGAATCAGACACACATATCCTACACAGAAATTAAAATGATTGAAGATAAGTTAAAAAGATTGGTTGTCAATGTTACAGAAAAGTCTCACGCTGAACTTGTCATAAGTTTAAAGCAAGACGATTTCGTAAATCAATCTGATTTTTTTCGCACAATAATAAATTGTTATATAAACAAAGATCCTTTGTTTTTAGATTTTATTGACAGTATTAAGGTCAAAAGATCAGCAAGAAATAAAAAGATAAATAAACGAAATAGACAACTACTTAAAGAGGGTGAAGAATTACTTAAAGATTTTTCGCTAAATCCAGACGAAATTGAAAATATTTTTGATATTCTGGAAGAAAATAACATAGACATTTAGATTTTTTGAATTATCATTACTATTTAAGTTTGTAGGAGTTATACAACAATGAGCAAGAGACTTTTAAGTGAATCACAAGTAAACCGTTGGGCCAAGCTTTCTGGCGTTAAACTCAACGAAAATTATGGTATGTCTGGCGAACGTGAAGATGAAATGCCAGCAGGCGAAGAAATAGATGTGGGTGGCGATATGCCAGCCGGTGAAGGCGAAGATTTGGAATTGGATTTGGGTGCTGA